CTCTAGGGATAACTTTGTGGATAACTTTTAATACACCCCCTCCTATCCACAATTTTTGTGGATAACTCTGCTTTTTTGGCGTTTTGTTGATAACTTTGTGGATAACTATACTTTACCTTACACGAAACTTACAGCTGCCTATTTTTTAGGCAATTGTGGATAACTTTCAGAAACTATCGTAAAGCCTGGATTTTATAGCCTGGTGCTATCGCTTAAATTTTATGCAACTGGCAATAGCAGACAATGGGCATGGCGATGGCAAGGCATAGCAAAAGCCATTCTTATATAGGCGCATTGCTTATAACGTATCGTAATAAGAAAGGCTCTGCTTATGAATAATCAATCTATAACTTCCCTTGCATCGTGCTAATCAATCAATTACAATTGTTAGCAATTCGGGGCAATGATGCGCCGACGATACCAGGAGATTGAACCATGACAACAAAGACACAAGCCGCACAAGACAAGGCCAAAGCAATTAGCAAGCTGCGAGATATGATTAAACCCGGCGACACTATTTATACTGTGTTGCGCCATGTGTCGGCAAGCGGGATGCGCCGTTCGATTGATGCATACATCATCCGTAACAATGAGCCTATGTGGCTATCCTATTGGGTAGGGAAGGCTATAGGATACAAGGCCGACAACAGGCGCGGCGGGTTGATTATTAACGGATGCGGCACTGATATGGGTTTTGAGCTTGTCTATAACCTGTCGGCTACCGTGTTCGCCGGTGAGGATCGCGCAGGGTACGTTCTCAACCATCGCTGGATTTAACAGGGAGAATAATCATGCAAAGCCCACTGATCCGCGCTGCAAATGATAACGTAAAGAGGGAAGCATTACAGAACTACATTATTGCCGGTATCGCTGGCGCGATCATTGGTGCGATGTTGGCCCTGGCAATCTAACTGGAGATTATGAAAATGAAATTAGACAATATTGAAATTCTGCTATCAGATGCCCGTGGAATTTACATTCCGCGTGATTTCGTACAAGGGTTTGACCTGACCAGATGGGAAGGTATTTCAGAATCAGACATCGAAATCCTGCAAGATCCTGAAAATGAATGGTATTGGGATTCATGGGAGTCTGTTTTGAATAACGCAAGATTCACAGCAGATGATGGCCGCGTCTTTTCTCTGTGGCAGGACGGTGATTTGTTCGCCATCTGCTATGAAGAGATGACGGATGAGGAAAAACATAATTTCGGGTTTGACCTGTAAATACTGGGAGATGGCAAAATGAATGTAAAGACAACAAAAGACCTTAAAACAGCCCTGCGAAATGGTCAATGGGCTTGGCCTGGTGGTTATCCGCTTTATTTCATCACATCGGATGGCGCAGCTCTATCGTTTGAAGCCGTCCGTGAGAATTTCCGATTATGTCTCAGCGAGACAAAGTACGGTAACTGTGGAGGCTGGCAAATTGTAGGATGTGATGTTAACTGGGAGGATGATTTTCTTTATTGTGACCACACCGGAAAACGTATCCAATCAGCCTACGGTGAAAGCGAAAGCGAAAGCGAAAGCATGGCAGCATAAAGCTCGACCTTCTGCCCTTTGTTACCAGAGGGCAGCTGGGCGCGTTTTGCGCTGTACAGGAGAAAAGACGATGTGGACAATTAACTATAAAGGATTCTATATACACGGCTACTGCGAAAAGCCACAATGCCGTGTGTCTCTACCAACCGTAGCTCTGAATTATGAGTGGAAAAGCTTGCACGCAGCAAAATGCGCCATTAGCCGTTGGATCAATAAAGGGGTTTGAAAATGACTAATACAACAATGAACAAGTACAAGCTGGCCGATATCCTTCTATCTGTAGACAATAAAATGCTAGACGACGCCCTGAAGCTTGCAAAGTACCATTGCCCAGCTTTATACGCCGAGCGGATAGCTGAGCTTGAGTCTGCATTGAAACAAATTGTTGACTCGGTTACGTTCGATGACGGAAGGCCACAGATAAAGCTTCATTATCTATCCCCACAAATAGCAGCGGCTCGCCAACTGATTGAAGGAAAATAAAATGACAGATACAACAATGGATGTGCGATTAGATAATTCAGCAACTTCTCGCCTTATATCTAATGCCATTGGCCTACCTTGGCATGGCGTGAACGATACAATCACGGCGCATCGTAAACCAACGCCATCCGAAATAAAGTGGGGATACGGGGCAACTCATTATCGTGATTTTGACGTTGCAGACTGGCTTAAGCCAGACGGTACGCTTAAGACGTGGATCAAGGCCGATGATGGGCTTCGATATTATCGCTAATTCATAACGGGCCACGGCCCGTTATTTCGTTCTGTAGTCCGCAACTCTTAGCACGCTTCCCGCGTGCTAATGGGTGCGTGCTATCGCGTGCCTATGCTATTTAACAATATGGGCAGTACAGGCTTTTCTTTCCTATGCCGTAACTGGCAGGGCTTCGGCTTGCCTAAAATTTAAGATATGCGCGAAAGCGTAGGAGCAAGGCTTGCCTGTAGATTTTCATGCGTAAGCATAAGGCGCGGGAAATGTTCGCCTATTTTGCACGCTTTTGCGCATTCGTGGATTGTATTTAACAGGCTAGTAGAATCATCGCCAACAAGGCCAATTTAACGCTATTTAAGGCGTTTTAATTGTCAGGCAATGGCGTTATGTAGGCCACGCTATTTTGACGCGGTACAGGCTGTTTTAACGGCATTGTGTTGTGCAATTATTAGCATTGATTGTCAGGCTGTAACATTGCCTGATTTTATGAGTTATACACAATGGTGTATAAGTATGTGTATAACTTTTGTGCGATGCGACAAAAAATTTTCGTTGTGCAGCGCAAAAACGCCACAGACCCCCCGACGGGATTTTTAAAATTTTTTCGAAAGTGCAAAAAAACCCACGACGGGGCTTTTAGAGAATTTTTGAACTTTCGTTTTTTTAATAGGAAGTCAGTTTGTTCTGTAGCGCACACCAAGATTTGCTTCAACAAAATTATTTCTTGCCAAAACAGCTTCTTCAATTGTATGAAAAACACCAAGATAGTGATGCTTGTAGTTAATCATTACCTTTGCCAGCCACTTTTTCTTACCTTTCGGCACATAAACAATCCCTTTGTGTCCAGACGTGTTCCTAGCTCTTGCTGAAGAATTGTGTAGATTCAAAGAGCGATTAACGGAACGAAGATTTGAAATTATGTTGTCGTTTCTTATACCGTTTATATGGTCAATATCATATTTGCACATTTCACCATGTGTCACAAGCCAAGCGATTCTATGTGCAAGATATGCTTTTTGACCGATCTTTATATAAATATAACCATCAGACTTCTTTATATATCCAGCCACGCTACCTGCTGGATACTGATTTACATCATGCTTGCGCAAAAACTCACCAGTATCAGGTTTGTACTCATACTTCGCTTCAATTAGTTCTTTAGTCAGTTCCATATAACCACCAAACAAAAAAGCCTCTGGTCGATTCCCTCACCTTTCGGTGTTGACGGACGTGCTCAAGTACACGCAGGGAATCGGCCAAAGGCCACTTGAGAAATTTCAATCGCCGTCAAGCGATAGAAGAACTATATCACAATGCCACCAAATTTACCCCCACTCGCCTTGTCACTCCTTCGTTCAGTTGTTCCCAGTTGTTCCCAGTTGTTCCCAGTTGTTCCCGATGACTGGATACAGAAGAATGGAATGGGGGATTTTAATCCCCCTTTCAGTTGTTCCCTCACTTTTTCCTTAGGGGAACAACTGAAAGGGAACAACTGAAATGCCAAAGCAACTTTATGTATTTTACCCGTCAGTTGTTCCCAGTTGTTCCCCAGGCTGACTTGAGTACATTGTCGAGTTTCTTTCGCCTTTTTTGACATAAATTACATTGTTAGACAGCATGGCATCAATAGTATCTACCATGATCTGTTTCTTGCCACCAACCACTTTATGAAGCTCAGACTGGCTTAGCCAACGGCTGTCTTTGGCAGCGTCAAGCAACGCTCCAAGTATCTTTCCCTTGACTCCTTCCCTAACCTCAATAGAGGCGTCTTCTTTTGCCTTTGACATAAGGTCATCGCGCTCTCCTTCTACCGCAATTCTAGGGATACCATATCTGTACCAAACCTTTTGATTTTCACCCCAAGGTGTCTCTACATCCTCAAATGATGCGTGAGATTCAAAACAAATCTCATTAAAACTGGCCTCAAACCGGCGCTTACCAAGAACCATAAATCGCACGTTATGAGCATTGATAATGTATGCGACAGCATTTGCATCACCCTCAAACGCACCTGCACCACGAGCAGACATCTGCTGTATATCGGTTCTACTGGCAATCTTTGAAGTATGTGCAACTAGCCATAAAGACGCATTTCCTAGGTTTTCCTTAATGGCAGCGATCGCCTTACCAGCTTCAGCGTTATCGTTTTCATTATCCATGTCGATTGTCGCGTTTGTTGTATCAAGAACAAGCAATGGCTCTACTTTGTAACAATTTTGGCGTTTAGGCGCTGTAACAGTCATATCTTCTCTGGTATTCGCTACAAATTGGCCAACTTTCTCTGACCCAGCGCGAATAGCAGGAATTATCTCAAACCAATAACGTATTTCTTCGTCTGTAGCAGTTATGACTCCGTGCTTCTTCATGCCATAAATGATTCGCTCAACCTGCTCTTTATCCTCTGTTACATAAGACACTCTGCGCCGAAGTGTAGCTGTAAGCTCGCATTGGCCACCCATCAAACCGGCAGCTACGCAAGCCAAAGGAACCAACAGGCTAGTTTTGCCTACACCTGGAGGCCCAGCAATAACAGTTACTTTGTTACTGATAAACCCATCGACACAATACTCGATTGGCCTGATTTGCTTTGTCGAGTAATCAAAAGCGTCACGCATCTCGTTCATCTGTCCGAGTTTGTATGTCGTGCCATTGCCAACATCATGCACAACAACATTGCCTGTTGTGTGATGGCTAATGAACGCGGCTTCTGAATGGCTTTCTCTGAATGGAGCTTCGCAGCGTAGAGTTTCTCCTTCAGGTATTTCCTTAATCCATTCTGCAAGGCTTTTTACAACGCCTCTGCGCTCAATTTCAGTCTCCATTGATAGCTGACCATAGGAGTCAACAGACAAATGGCCTGCATCGCTTTTTATCTTTAGATCAACGCCAGTTGTCTCTTTGTAATTTGCAATAGACTCTTTTGTAGGAACATTGACCCAAGATATGTCTAAGCTACCAGCACCTTCATTTATGACCTCAATGCCAGCGTCATCAACAGAGTAGGCATCCATACCATCGCCAAGTATCGGCTTAGAACAAAAAACAAGACGACCAGTATCAAACACGGCTAAGTCAAAAAGGCTACGGGCTTCAACACCAACTGTCTTAGTGCGGTCAATCTTTGACTTCTTCTCAAACCTAAATGAAAGACCAGTATTGACCATTTGCACACTAATGTATGCCTTTAATACAGCAATCTTTGAAGCATCGTTGACTCGAATCCAAGCATGAGACTTTTGCTTTGATCCAGAACCATTCATAACACGAGCAGAAGATGCACGAAGCTCAACACGCTCACAACGGCTTATGCCAGGGACAATCGTTTCCCACATACGCAAGCGTTGCTCAATATCCATCTTAGCCCATGCTTCTGGCATCCCTGGAGGATTGTCAGCATCTAACAAAATCCAGTTGCTAGGCATGATGCCGCGTTTTAGTCTAGCGGCTACAGATTCGCCATTTACATCAAGAACGCCACCAGCTACCGCTCCTACTTTATCGCCAACCATGTCGGCAAGCTTTTTCTCGGTAACGATTCTGAAAGGCTGTTCAGAATTGCTATTGTTCCAGACGCCAGGGCAAACAACAGCATCTTCACGCTCAGTTACCTTAGCAAGAAGTTCTGCCAAATCTCGAGCTGACTCAATCTTTTTTGTGTACGCTGTGCCTTCGCAAATGTCACCAATGGCGTTTTTTGATATGACACCATCATGCTTTGAGTAAACCTTAGCAACACGAGATGGCTTAGTGCTTACAACAACTGTAACTGCATCCATCACACTTCCTCCGAATACAGTTCGTTGACGCAATGGCAAGTGTCATATTCGCCGCACAAATCCCAAGCCTTTGTGAAAGCTGCTTTCTGCATTTCAGTTGGTTTTGTGTTGTTCCAAACTACGTTTAGCTGCCCTTTATGGTCAAACAACTCAAGGATCAACATTTCAAACTGCTCTTTGCTTAAGCCAAGTATTGCTGAAGCCAGTCTCTGAACCTTTTCAAGTCTTACCAGGCGGCTCTTATCGCCATCATTGCTACCGTATTTCATATCGTTTTTCCTTGGCACTTTCATCGTCCTCTGGTCGTGCCAGTCCAGAAGAAGGAACCGATACTCTACACCCCTTTTTAAACTTTTTTGCACACCACATCAGAAAAAAGTGTTGACAACAAGTGAAAATGTGGCTACAGTGCTTATGTGCAATCAAGCACAACAGGAGAGAAAAATGAAACCGTTTGACCTAGAAAAGTTCAAAGCTGGCGCAGTTGGCATCACGCGCTGTGGCGAAGAAGTAAAATGTGTGGCGTATGTGCCAGAAGCGCAAGAATACTATCAACTTGTGTTCATTGACTGCCAAGGATACATCCAACAATGCGCTGAAACTGGAAGATATATGGCATTGCAAGAAACAGATTTAGACATTGTTGGTCTCAAGGCTCAGACAAAAACGTACTGGGTAAACCTGTACGAAGGTTCTTGCAATGGATATGAAAACAAACAACAAGCAGACAACGCTATTTCAGTAGGCCGCATAAACGGCAAATCCTACAAAGTGGAGATTGAACTATGAACTCAGAATCAATCAGCAAGATAGCAACTGCGCTAGTAGAAGCGCATAAAGTTTTCAAAGTAGTACAAACTTCTGGCCGTAACCCGCACTTAAAGTCTAGCTACTCAACCATTGCTGACTACCTTAACGCAGTTCAACAACCATTGCTTGCTAATGGCATCTGCATCTCGCAGTCAGTCAGCAAGACTGAAGTTGGTATTGCAGTCACCACTAAGCTAATCCACACATCAGGAGAATATCTTGAGTCAGAGGCATGCGTATTACCAGTCGAAAAGCCAAATGCTCAGGCGGTGGGCAGTGCGATCTCGTATGCTCGCCGATACTCACTTGCCGCTTTCCTTGGTGTTGCGGCTGGAACGGAGGACGATGACGGCGCTGCGGCTTCTAAAGTTACTCAACAAAAAGCATCTCCATCAGAAGCAGCTAAAGCAGCACGAACAGCAAGTCTAGCTAAGCAATCAACAGAAGGGATGCCATTCTAATGAGCAACGAGACATTGCTTGCAATAGTATCTTTTTGCGCAGGAATTAGCTTTACCTGTGCTGTTATAACAATATGGATTACTAAAAAATGAATTTACATATCGGAACAGAATTTCACGACCAGCGCACAGACGAATGGCACGAAGCTCGTCTTGGTCGCATCACAGCATCAAAGATTTACGATGTCATTGCCAAAACGGCTAAAGGTGCATATACATCGAAACGTGATGACTACGCCTACCAATTGGCAGCAGAACGCATGACGGGATTGGCTACACGCTTCTACACTAATGACGCTATGCTATGGGGTCAAGAGACAGAAGCTCTTGCTCTTGAGTTCTATCAAGAGTTCTATGGTCATGTTGTTACGCAAGCACCGTTTATCATTCACCGTCAGATGGAGTTCTGTGGCGCTTCTCCAGACGGGATTGTCAATCAACAGTATCTTGTGGAAATTAAATGCCCACAAACCAACACGTTCCTCCGCATCAAGCATGATAAAGTGCCGCCTCCGCAGTATGTAGCACAATGCCAGATGCAAATGGCTGTAACGCAAGCACCAAAGACTGACTTGTTCTTTTATGATCCAAGGATCATTGATCCAACCAAGCAGTTTATTTTGTTCACGATTGAACGCGATGAAGATTACATCGCCAATCTTGAGCATGAAATCGTTTTATTTAACGACCTAGTACGGTCAATCACCGAGGAGTAATACATGTCATACGACAACACAAACACCGGCATCCTTACACGCAACATCGAGCGCGATGAAACGCGCAAGCAACCGCAGTATCGGGGCAGCATGAATGTTGACGGTGTTGAATACTGGATTTCCGCTTGGGTGCAAGAAGGTAAGCCAGGCTCGAAGCTGGAAGGCCAAAAATACTTCAGCATGAAGCTGGAGCCAAAGCCGCAAGCCACAGTGGATCCGGATATTCCGTTCTAACACCAAACCTGCTTGAAAGTTTTAAGAACGACCCTGTTATCCGTGAACTTGCAGAAATTGCACCGGATAGCAGGGTTCTTCAAATAAATAACATCAAACAGAAGAATCTCACTGTGGCTGACTTAGTAGACGACCTTGGTCCCATCTACGCAAAAGACAACAGCAAAGAAGCTCGTGAAGTGCGCGAAACAAAGCGCAAGAACGCAGCATACGTTAACGCCCTGTCTGGGCAGAAACACTTAAAGATATGAATTATTTATCAGTTTGCAGCGGCATAGAAGCAGCCACTGTTGCATGGCATGATATTGGATGGAATCCAGTTGGCTTTAGCGAAATTGAGCTATTTCCATCTGCTGTGTTGTCGCATCATTATCCAGATGTTGCAAATTTTGGTGATATGACTAAATTTAAGGAGTGGAATCTTGAACCAAACGGAGTTGACCTTCTCGTTGGAGGAACACCATGCCAATCATTCAGCGTTGCAGGACTCCGCAAAGGATTGGATGACCCGCGTGGTAACTTGGCACTTACCTATTGCTCAATGCTTGACCATTTTCGACCAACCTGGTTCATCTGGGAAAACGTCCCAGGCGTTTTGTCATCAAGCGGAGGACGGGACTTTGGTTCCTTCCTCGGGGCGGTGGCAGAACTCGGGTATGGGTTCGCATACAGAGTGCTTGACGCTCAGTACTTCGGAGTGGCCCAACGTCGCCGTCGTGTGTTCGTTGTCGGATACCTTGGAAACTGGCAACGTGCCGCAGCGGTTCTTTTTGAGCGCGAAAGCCTGTGCAGGGATACTGCGCCGAGCAGAGAAGCGTGGAAAGAAACTGCCGGAGCAGCTAGAACAGGCCTTATTGGCGGCGTCGATTACGAAAACAACGCCCACCGATTTGACGAACCAACCGGCCCATTGCTAAAAGGATCTCCGACTGGCGGTGGAAGACCTCTTCCTGCAATAGTCACAGCCGCCCGCATGGTCGCATTTGGCGTTGGAACAGACTGCTACAACGGATCAATTACCGGCGATGTAGCTTGCACAATGGGAACCCCTGGTTCTAATAGTAATGCTTCTGGACCTACCTTTATGCAACCAGTAACATACGACCGCCAATCTAGCGGCGAGTATGGAACAGCGCAGGTGGCTAGCACCATGTCGGCACGCGACTACAAAAGCGCGACTGATTTGGTAGCGCAGCCTGTTGTCGCTCCATCGCTAACCGCCAGCAACGACCCAAGCCGTAGTCCACAGTCAAGCGAAGTAACACAACAAGTCGCCGCTGTTCATGCAGCAAGCATGGAAGTTCGCCGACTTACTCCGGTGGAGTGCGAACGGCTGCAAGGCTTCCCAGACAACTACACGAACATTCCGTGGCGTAAGAAAGACGAGTCTCCTGACGGACCACGTTATAAAGCACTAGGTAATTCAATGGCAGTACCAGTAATGCGCTGGATTGGTGAACGCATTAATCAAGTAAAGGAAATAGTATGAAACTACCAAACGATGTTAAAGACGAACTACTAACGCTTTACTCTGACCTTCGTGATGCTCGTGAGAACTTTAACGAAGCCGTCAAAGCAGTGGCAGAGAAGTACAACAAGAAGCCTGGTGTTGTGCGTAAGCGCATCAAGCTTGAAGCAGAGCATAAGCTAGACGCTTATGAGGCTGAATTACAGATGGTGTTAGAGCTGTGATCTGCATAGGCTGTGACCCAGGGCTAAAAGGTGCGATAGCCGCAATCAAAGACGGCTATATCATCACGCACCTATTTGATATGCCAACCATATCGCACGGTAAGTCTGGAAAGCAGATGGTAAGTGCGTCTGGCTTGCTAGAACTTTTCTCTACCATCATCACAGACAATCCAGGAGAGCAGTTTTCCTGTTTTGTTGAAGAAGTTGGAACGATGCCTGGTCAAGGCATTAGCTCTGCCTTCAATTTTGGCAAAGGCGTAGGCATCCTAGAAGCCTGTATTACAGCCAAAGGCATACCGTTGCACATGGCTCGCCCTGCAACTTGGAAGAAGGCACTAGGATATACGGCTGACAAAGAGTACATCCGTAGCGACATCATCCGTAAGTGGCCTTCTTACGCTGATTTTTTCAAACGCAAGTTAGACACAGACCGTGCTGAAGCAGTTGCTATGGCTATGTATCTATGGAAAAAGGAGTTTGCATGATTAAGAAAACAGACTGGATGTCAATTCGCATCCCAGAAGGCTTGCGTGAACAGCTTAAGAAAGAGGCTGAAGCAAGTCACAGAAGCCTCGCTGCTTACGTCTTGTACGTTTTAGAGTTGCGCACACAAAAAAGTGCTAAAAAGTCTTGACACTGCTAATCTTTGCGACTACACTGATTGCATTGATTAACACATAGGAGCAATGAGATGAGCCAAGAAACACTGCTTGTAATCGTATCTTTCTGTGCAGGAATAAGCGTTACCTGCGCTGTTATGACTATTTGGATGCTAAAGGAATAATCATGCAAACCATAGCCCTAGTCCTCAGCATTATCTCATCACTGCTATTTATTGTTTACTTAATTGCAGCAATGCTTGCACCAAAGCAGGATAATACGATTACAATACGAGGCTCGTTTACTACGCGAACTATCGACGTAGTAAGAAACAGCTATACAACCAATCGTGTCATCGACCACAATTAAGGAACAGAAATGGAAACGAAGAAAAAGTACCATCAAGTAGGTGTCCGCGTAAGCGACGAGTTACTGGCAAAGATTTCAGAACACGCCAAAGCAGAACAACGCAGCGTCAGCCAGGTAATCAAATTAGCAGTAGAGAAGTACCTTAACCAGCAGTAATCACAACTAGGAGAGAGTCGTGAACAATCTATTCAAAAAGCTATTCACAAATAATGTAGAAACCAAGCCTAGCAAGGCTTTGATTGAATTAAAAGCTATTCAAGAACGCAACACAAAGCGCATGGAAGCCATCAAAGAAAGCATGGGAAGTCGATACCTACTTCATCCAGACAATACGAAGTCTAGGCTTAACGAGCCGCGTCCAGTCTAATCCGTCCTCTGACGCCACAAGCGTTGTATAGACGGTAGGTGAAAGCGGATGCCGCGTGGTCTGTAGCGCTTAGCACCACAGGACGCAGCGAGTACCAACCTTTCTCAACGGGCCGGATGCGAACACTACTAACCTGGTATTCGTGAAGTCTGGAAACTTTGTTCCGGCCCACCCTTCTTATGGGCAGACATTCGATCAATTCTGTGGAGAACCGATCGTGCAGCGTGGGAACTGGTCTGCCCACCCTTACTTTGGAGAGAGTAATGAACCTAATGGAGTTGTACTACCCACCATTTACCCCGCCGCCCATTGTTTCTACGCGCCGCGTGTATATGGATGATGCTGTGCCTGCGTCTTTGTGGAGACTAAAGCAACAGCAGCCTAAGCGCAACCGCTGCAAAGGCAAGCCACGTTCAATGATTGCCGATGCCGTTGTTCCTTACTTAGAGAAGCACCCAGGCTCCAGCATTGACGAGATTGCAGCAGGCACTGGGCTTAACCGTAAGTCAATTGCAACGTCTATGCCCCGACTGGTCAATGACTTTCTTGTAGAGCGTACCAAAGGGCCGCGTGCCGATGGCACAATGAGTGTTTACAGATATTGGAGTAGAGCATGACTGAACTAGAACAAGCCGCAATGCAACAGGCGTTAGAGGCTTTGGAGAATGCACCGATTGAATATGACTTCCACGGGAATCCTATGGATGTTGAATTTGGTCAGCAGTTAGAAAAAGCCATCACCGCCCTGCGAGAAGCGTTAGATCATATTGCCGACACCGGCAAATTGATCCCGCAATTCATCCCAGTCGGCATCGTCAACGATCATCACAGCATCACATGGATGGAAGAAATCGTTGAGGATCAAGCGCCGATTGGTGCGATTCTTTATGCGCTGCAAGACAGCGTTGGCCGGAATGTATCTTTGCGAAGGAACAGAAATGAATAATGACCGCGAACTATTAGAGCTAGCTGCGAAAGCGGCTGGTATTGAGTGGGCATCTACTAGCGAGGGTTTTGCCGACGGCTACTGGAAATTCTCTGATGGCAAAACGCAATCTTGGTGGAACCCACTAACCGATGACGGCGATGCGCTGCGTCTGGCGGTGAATCTGAACTTAAAGGTAATGTGTAGGGAATTAGGCGCTGGCGCATATTCACAAGATGGCAAGATAACTGTTTCCGAGTTTGCCGAAGACCCCTACGCAGCAACCCGCCGCGCCATTGTGAGAGCAGCCGCAGAGATTGGAAAGGAACAGAAATGATTACACTAACCACAGAACAGGCACAGCAGATTGAGGAAGCGTTGAAAAAGACCATTGCAGGATGCAAGGCTATGGGCTGGACAACGGTTGCGCAGGAGCAAGCCCTAGCCGCCATCCGTGCAGCAAGAGCGCAGGAGCAGGAGCAGGAGCCGGTGGCGTTTCACCGCGCTTCGTTTTTATCTGGGTATGAAGCGGCGCAGTCTGATGCAAATGCCTGTGATGTGCCGCCACAAGGATGGATATGCACTCGCCAAGCTGGCCACGATGGGCCATGTGCGGCAATTGAAGATAACAACGGGCACGAGCTGGTGAGTCGTGCAATGTCTCGTCTAGCAGAACAGGACGCCGCCCCTGTTGAACCAGTGAAGCAGGAGCCGGTGGCATGGATGCTAGAAGGTAGCAACTGCGTTGAGTTTGAATACCGTGATTATCACGATGGTGATGAATGGACACCACTCTACGCCGCCCCACTGCGTACAAAGACCTGACGGCTAGCGAGATTAGATATATTTGGAATAGTGCAGACAATTACGATGTGTTTTGCGTTGAGTTTGCCCGTGCCGTCATCCAAGAATATCGGAGGAAAAATGGAATTGTCTAAAGAACTGCTTGAGTCTTTGTTTGAGTACAAAGACGGTGGACTTTACTGGAAACGGTGCAAAGGTTTTAGAAATCGCCACATTGGACAAAAGGCCGGATACATATCTACCAGAGCAGATGGTTACAAGTGCTGGGTCATTCGCATAAAAAACAAACAACTTCTTGAGCACCGGATAATTTTCATGCTGCATCACGGATATATGCCAAAAGAAATAGACCACATTGATAACAATTCGTTGAACAACAAAATTGAGAATTTACGAGAAGCATCAACAACTGAAAATCAGCAAAATGCAACCGTTCGCACAGACAACACTTCTGGAATCAAAGGTGTGTCATGGGATAGGCGCAATAAAAAATGGAAGGTTCAAGCGAAGGTAAACGGAAAACTTAAATACTTTGGTTTGTATGCGGATATAGAGTTTGCTGATTTGGTAGCTCAAGAAGCCCGTAACAAATACCACGGCGCATTTGCCCGTCATGCGTAGGGAGAAGAACAAATGAAGCAACACATTAAGCGATTGTTAATAATTGCAGCTATTGGGTTTGCGTTAGGTTGGGTTTGGGGAGGGTTATTCAAATGACACAAACAGCACCACAATTACTATCAAAAGCCGCTTCAATAATGGAAGATCGCGGAAAGCAATATGACAAGCCAGATGGTGAACGTAGCATGGGGAAATGCGTACAGGCTTTCAACATCATTACAGACAATAAACTGACAGAGGCTGAAGGATGGTTATTGCTTCAGATTCTGAAAGACGTTCGCCTGTTTCAGAACCCAGGCTATCATCAAGACAGCGCAGAAGATTGTATTGCTTATTCTGCGCTAAAGGCAGAGGCAAAGCAAAGCGAGGCATAATAAATGATAACGAAGAAAGACATTAAGCAGCTAATCAAACAACATAGCCTTATGCAAGGAGAAGTTGATGAGCGTCATTTAAGGCTTATTAACGATGTGTACGAACTTGGTGTTAATGTTGGTATCAACAAAGCCAAAGAAAGCGTCCTATGGCGCGTCAATGGCGCTATGTGGGCAGGATTTATTGATGAAG